TGGGGGCTTTAACGAATGGCGGGGGGCGCGGTCGAGCCGTGGATGATCTGGTGGCGCGGTATCAAGACTTAAACAATGCGGGAGATAAAATGTTCCCGACGCTTCGGCCTACAATACAGGCATCAATTAATGAGGCTGACGGCGGTTTAATGAATACCTCTCTTATTGAGGCGTTGCTGGGTGATACAGGTAAAACGGTATATACTGCTCCTGACAACGGCAAACGTTATTCTTTTGATGACCCAGACGGTTTGACTTTTAAGCAGCTGCATGAGTTCAAACCTAAGTTTTGGGAAAGGTCTATAGAAGATGATTTTCAAAAATTGCTCCCATCACAGAATCCGTCTTATCTGAAAGAACACCTAGCATCACGATTGCAATTTGACGCATTACGCCAGCTTTTAACCAACAGAACAGGAATGTGATATGAGCGAGTTTAGACTTAGCAAGCGATCATTGGGGCGCATGGAAGGCGTCGATTCAAGGCTGGTTGCCACAGCGAAAAGGGCTATTAAGCGCAGCGTTTATGATTTTGGCGTAACGTCTGGTCTGCGATCTGAGGCCGAGCAGCGCCTATTGTTTAANCGCAAGGCCAGCCAGTGTGACGGCGTGACTAAACGCAGCAAGCATCAGGACGGCAATGCAATCGACATTGCGGTCTACATTGGGGCCAGATGTAGTTGGGAGCATAATTTGTATGATGACTGCATTGATGCCTTTCTTTCAAGCGCGAGAGAGATCGGCGGCATTGGCTTGCGCTGGGGCGGTGCGTGGCACATCGACGATATGCTAAAATATGAGGGAACGTGTGAAAACGCGCAAATGGAATACATTGATCTGCGCCGGTCGCAGGGGCGTAGACCGTTTTTAGACAGCGTTCACATAGAATGTTTTGACTACGATGAGTAAAGCCGAGGACTTAGACAAGAAGATTGCAGCGGCAAAGCGGCAGAAGAAAGCCATTGAGTGCCGCAGCAGTTTCTTGGATTTTGTAAAATACACGATGCCTGATCCTGACGATCCTGATGACATTGAGCAGTCGATGTTTAAGGACGCCAAGCATCATAGGGCGCTGGCAAAGGTGCTGGAAAAGGTCGAGAAGGGCCACATTCCGCGTCTGATTGTTTGTATGCCGCCAAGACACGGCAAGTCGGAATTGATTAGCCGTCGGTTTGTGCCGTGGATACAGGGCAAAGACCCGTATCGAAATATCATTTTTGCCACCTACAACGAGGACTTTGCAAAGGACTTTGGCGCGGATGTTCGCAACATAATGTCCATCCCGCAATACAAGCACGTTTTCCCAAACCACACATTCCGCAAGGGTGGTGCGTCCAAGTCGCGCATCCAGATGGGGGCTGGCGGCATGTCTGTATTTGTGGGCCGTGGGGGGTCGATTACAGGCCGTGGTGGTGATTTCGTTATACTGGATGACCCGATTAAGGACAGCCTTGAGGCGGGTTCTCCGACGCTACGAGAGCAGCTTTGGACTTGGTTCACGCAAGTCCTAATGACACGGCTTATGACTGCATCAGCATCTATCGTGATTGTGCAAACGCGCTGGCATGAGGATGATCTGGTTGGACGGCTTACAGACCCCACCAATCCGCATTACACAGCCGAGGAAGCGGCCAAATGGAAGATTATTAACCTTCCCGCGCTGGCCGAGGAAGATGACCCGCTGGGGCGGCAACCAGGTGAGTTATTGTGGCCTGAGCGGTTTGATATGGAATTTATGGTGGCGCAGCGACGGTTAGACCGTGCTGGCTTTTCGGCGCTGTATCAGGGCAGGCCGTCGCCCGAAGATGGCGATTTATTCCAGCGCGAAAATCTGGTGTTTTATGACCGGAAGAATTTGCCCAAGGATTTGCGGATCTATGCTGCGTCAGATCATGCGGTTGGTGTCGATAAAACGCGCAATGACGCAACCTGTTTAATGATTGTGGGCGTTGATAGTAACGACGATATTTACATCATCGATACGTGGTGGGAGAAGCAGCCAACAGATAAGGTTGTTGATGCAATGCTGGCGTTAATGCGAAAGCACAAGCCGTTAATCTGGTGGGCCGAGAAGGGGCATATCAGTAAAGCAATTGGACCATTTTTGAAAAAGCGGATGGCCGAAGAAAAGACGTATTGCAGAATTGAGGAAGTGACACCTGTTCACAATAAAGTTCAACGGGCTCAGTCGATTTTGGGGCGCATGGCGATGAAGAAAGTGTTCCTACCAAAGCACAGTGTTTGGACGCAAAAGGCGGTTGACGAGTTGTTAAAGTTCCCGCAGTCGCGCCACGACGATTTTGTTGATACTATAGCATGGATAGGATTGGGGTTATCTCGATTAGCTGCGCCTGGTGGTGCGGTTGTGAAAGATACCAAATATCCAGAGGTCGGGACGCTGGCGTGGGTTAAATGGGACTCAAATCAACGGCGTAAACAGCAAAGGTTGGTCAGTGCGACCGGAGGATTTTAGATGGACGAAATGTTGATAGATGATACTGACAATAAGGAAAAAGCGGAGGCGACAACCCGCCGCAAAGCCTTAGTCAGCAGCTGGACCGCTAAAATCAAGCAAGCGAAAGGCTTCCACGACAAGTCGTTTAAGACGATGAGGCGGGACATGAACGCTTGCCTAAAAGGTTTTGATGACGAGGCTTGGACTGAGGAACAGTATGTGGCAAACATACTTCAACGCCATGTTCAGCAGAGGACCGCCAGCCTTTATGCCAAAAACCCTAGAGCCGTCGCGCACCGCCGCCCACGCATGGAGCATCAGATTTGGGATGGTGACACGGAAACATTGGCGGCGGCATTTTCTGCGGCGCAACAAGCAGCACAGTTGGGGATGCCGCCACCGCCACAGGCAATGATGATTATTCAAGATTACGAACAGGCAAAAAACCACAACAAGATGCTGGATAACGTGGCAAAGACTCTTGAGCATCTTTTTGACTATTACATGAAAGAGCAGCAGCCAAACTTTAAGACGCAAATGAAGGCGCTGGTTCGCCGTGTTGTGACTACCGGCGTTGGCTATGTGAAGGTCGGATTTCAGCGTGATTTGGACAGGTCGCCAGAGGTTGCGGCCAAAATATCAGACGTGCAAGCACAGCTGGATTTTGTGCGGCGTGTTTCGATGCAAGCGGCTGATGGTGACATTGAGGAAGATGATCCGCAGATCGAAGAACTGATGCTGTCGATGAAGGCGTTAATGTCCGAGGATATGATGACCGTGCGCGAAGGTCTGGTGTTTGATTTCCCCGAAGCCAACTCGATTATCATTGATCCAATGTGCCGCCAGCTGCGGGGGTTTGTTGGTGCTGCGTGGGTCGCGCACGAACTGTATTTAACGCCTGACGAAGTGATGGAAATTTACAGCGTTGACGTTAAGAATAATTACCTTTCACACGATATGAAGGGGCGTTTAACTGGTCCGAGCGATCCATACCAGAACCGCGTTAGTTACGGGGAAGTGAACGACGAGCGATCATCCGAGGGTTTGGTGCAAGTATGGGAGGTGTATGACCGAAAGACGGGCGTTCAATACTGCATTGCCAATGGACACAACGACTTCCTGCGTGAGCCAATGTCGCCTGATGTAAAGGTCGAAACATTCTGGCCGGTGTTTGCTCTGGTGTTTAACGAAGTCGAGCATCAGGATCATTTGTACCCACCGTCCGACATATCTCTGCTTCTACCGATGCAGCACGAATACAATCGGGCAAGACAGGGGTTGCGTGAGCATCGACGCGCTAACCGGCCTAAATATGCGGCCCCAGCGGGTGTCCTGGAAGATGTTGATAAAGAGAAGCTGGCAACACACCCCGCAAATGCGGTGATCGAGTTACAGGCTCTAGCAGCCGGTCAAAAGGTCAACGACGTTATCCAGCCCATCGGCCAGATCGGGATTGATCCTAACTTGTATGAAGTGCGGAGTATATTTGACGATATTCAGTTGGTTGTGGGCGCACAGGAGAGTCAGTTTGGCGGTTTGTCAAAAGCCACAGCAACCGAGACTAGCATTGCGGAATCGGCGCGTATGTCGAGCCTTGGCGCAAACGTCGATGAACTGGACGGCTTCATGTCCGAGATTACCCGCGCAGCCGGTCAGGTGTTGTTTGCGGAAATGTCGGTTGAAGAAGTCAAAAAGATAGCTGGGCCTGGTGCGGTATGGCCCGAAATGACCCGCGATCAGATCATGGAAGAAGTGTTTCTGGAAATCGAGGCGGGGTCTACTGGCAAGCCAAACCGCGCGGCGGAACTGGCGAACATCGAGCGGATTATGCCGTTCCTACTTCAAATACCAGGCATTGATCCGCAATGGCTGGCGAAAGAATTGCTCAAGCGTTTGGACGATAAGCTAGACTTAGATTCCGCGTTTGCAGACCAAATTCCAAGCATTGTTGCGATGAACCAGCAGCAACAGCCTGGTACTGGTGATCCTGCGTTGCAGGGCGCACCAGGAGGGGGCGCAGATAACGCGCCGCGCCAATTACCGTCGGGCGGAGGTCCAGCCCCGATTGGTATGATGTAACCATATCCCGTATGTTGATTGATGTGACAGACGGGAGTATAATTAAGGAAGGGACGATAATATGGTTGATGAAACCGAAGTGTTGGAAACGTCCACCGACACGCAAGAAGCAGACGTTACAGCGCCTTCGTCGAGCGTAGAAAGCGAAACTGAGGCTGATTTGCTGGCCGTCGTTCAAGACGCAATGCAGATTACCGATGATACGGACTCGCAATCCGACGAGCAAGTAACTGAGGAAGTTGTCGAAGCAGCGCCGATTGAAGATGAACCGTCCGAACCAGAGGACGATGAAACTTTTAACGACGTTCCTTTCAACGAGCATCCCCGATTCAAGAAACTGATAACGGAGCGCAACGCATATAAGGAAGATGCTACACAGTATGGCAAAATCACAGGGTTCTTAGATCAGAACAATGTGACTGCCGAAGAAGCCGCGCAAGGCTTGCAGATCATGGCACTCATGAAGCAAGACCCAGCAAAGGCACTGGAAGCATTACAGCCTTATGTGAAATCTTTGTCCGAAGTCACTGGCGCGACTATGCCAGACGATATTCAAGCTCGTGTAAACGACGGGTATCTGGACGAGGACGCTGGAAAGGAACTGGCCCGAAGTCGTGGAGAAGTCGCAAGAGAGCGGCAGATGCGCGAACAGGTGGAGCAGCGACAAATCCAGCAAGAGCAAGCGCAAAGTGTCGGCCAAGTGGTTTCGGCGGTGACAGATTGGGAAACGCGAACAAGGCAATCTGATCCAGATTACGAACTCAAGCAAGACGAAATGGATGACCGCGTGAAGGTCTTAGTTGCGGAAAAGGGTCGGCCACAGTCTGCGGATGCAGCACTGGCAATGGCGCGGCAAGCGTATGACGAAGTAAATGCCCGTTATTCGCAGAAATTCGCAAACAAGCGCCCGATCAAAACGGCATCCGGTGGCAAACTATCAGGGACACCGACGCCAGAGCCTCAAAGCCTAATGGAAGCAGTACAGGCGGCTCTAGCAAACGGCCCATAACGGAGGCTTAAATGGCTTTTTCATCGGCAGAATTGGCGAATATCGCCAACGCATCACTTGATTACTACATCAACAAGGGCAACGTGTACGCGCAGTCTTTGCAAGACAAACCGCTTCTTAAAGCAATGGACGGCGGCGCAAAGACATTTCCAGGCGGCAAAGCTGACATCAGCTTGGCGGTCAAAGGCGTCTACACAACAAGCGTTGCGGGTTATACCCACAACGGCACTGTGGCCTACAGCAACCCAGCAAATATCCAACGTGCTAACTACACTTGGAAAGAGCATCATGCTGGTATTTCGCTAACTCTGACCGAACTTAAAAAGGACGGCATCAGCGTTACGGACTCGACCACTTCATCTGGCACATCGAACCATTCTGGTCGTGACGCGACTGTGCTGGTTAATCTGTTCCAAGATAAACTGGACGATATGATGGAAGGCTACAGCAAGGGCATGAATACGTTCTTGTATGGCGACGGAACGGCTGACGCTAACGCACTGGCTGGTATTCGCTCGATCATTGTGGACAACCCAGCTGCAACGGGAACCACTGTTGGCGGTCTGTCTACTGTGTCAAACACATGGTGGAGAAACCGAGCCAATGTCGCTATTACAACTAGCGCCACTGGTCAGGAACTAATCGAGACTCTGCACGGCGAAATGCGGCAGCTGAAACGCTACGGCGGACGGCCAAACATTGCGGTTTGTGGATCAGCGTTCTTGGATCGTCTGGCTGACGAACTGCGAAGAAACGGCAACTATTCGCAGACCGGCTTTGGTCGCGGTCAAAACATCGCAATGGGCGAGATCAGCTATAACGGACTGACGTTTGTTTATGATCCTACGCTCGATGATCTGACCATCAGCGGCAAGACCCCAAGCAAGCGTTGCTACATCATGGATACGTCGAAAATCTGTATGTATTATATGGATGGCGAGAAAATGAAGCGGCACAGCCCAGCGCGTCCCGCGACACAGTACGTCATGTATCGTGCGATCACGACTACAGGCGCACTGACAGCATCCCAGCTGAACTGTCACGGTGTTTACGAAATCGCATAAACCAACGGGGGGCGGGTTTCTCGCCCTCCCTTTTCTCAGGAGGAACTAATGTCTGAAACTTTTAATTGTTGCGTAGCTATCGGGGGAGACATTCGGAGCGTGGTCAGTAAGGCCGACGTTTCGATAGCCGAAATTCTACTGCTGCAACACATACACGGCCCTGATGCCGTTCACCTCATTCGTCCAAGCGGGTCTAGCGACAAAGGCAACGACCAAATGCGCGACGAACTGGGGCGCGAGTATGGCGATGAGAAGATAGTCGAACTGTTTAATCAGTTTGGCGAACTGCCCAAAACATTGCGCGAAGCGCGTGTGGGCGATGAATTGATGGACCCCGTTTATCTGCATGAGCGCAATAACAAGCCGGTCAAAACGCGCAAAGCCAAGCCTAAAGCGAAGGCAGTAGCGCCTATGGCCGAAGTCGAGGAAGGCTAACATATGTCGAGAGGGACGAGTTTAGGTCAGCTAATTACCGATCTGCGATCAGAGGTCGGGCATTCGCTACAAGCATCGCTGGGTAAGTCTACGCGCGACGTTATGGTGAATATTTTGCAACGCACACAGCGGCGGTTGTGGGAGGACTACAGCTGGCCGTTCCTCTCGATCAAACGAGACATTACCATTGCAGCCGGTCAACGATATTACGACGTACCAAATGACATGGTGTTTGAGCGGATCGAGCGTATGGAAACCAAGCACGGTGACGTGTGGGGCAAGCTGCATTTTGGCATAACCGGCGAACATTATAATAACCACGACAGCGACCGTGGGGTGCGATCTTCGCCAATTCGCAGATATGACGCCTATGAAGGCAATCAGATTGAATTGTGGCCCATCCCAGCGGTCAACAGTGACGCGACAACCGGCGCTGGATCGGTTCGTGTATATGGCATTAAAAACCTATCGCCCTTTACGTCCGAGGCCCACACAGCGGATTTAGACGATCAGCTACTGGTTCTCTACGCTGCCGCTGAAATACTGGAACGCCAGAAGCAGGGCGATAGCCGAAATAAGATGGCCCAAGCCCAAGCGCACTATGCGCGTCTGAAAGCGCGGTCGGCAAAAACTGAGACATTCATCATTGGTGGTGGAGAACCTGAGAGCCTTTATCGACCCAAAGGCCCACCACTTATAGCAACAACGGGGTCTTAGATGCCGTATATTGTAGTCGAGGATTTTCGCGGTGGGTTAGACACCCGACGTATGAACGTCACCAGCACACCTGGAACGCTAACTACGTTAACCAACGCTCACATCACGCGCGGGGGCGAGATTGAAAAACGTCCAGCCTTTGTATTACTAACTGATCTTCCCGCTAACACGATTGGTCTGGCGGCAGCGGGTGGACAGATTTATGTTTTTGGCACTGAACCGGCATCAAATGTGACGTTTGCCGCCGGTACGCCATCAAATGTAAACTACCAAGAATTAGTTACAGACCAAATACTGTCAAAAGTGTTGTCTGTCGATTTTTACAACGGCAAAGTATATTGTGCAGTTCAATTTACGTCTGGTGTTATTGTACACTTTTATGATGGCCAGCAAGTTCAAGATTGGTACGACGGTCGTGAAAGAGGTATATTCACAGTGACCGGCGGTACACTGGGCGGTACGGCTGCAACAATGCGGCTTCAAGTGACACAAGGCACTAACAACCCAGGCGATAATTTCCGTGTGATGCGTATTAACAATGTAGATATTATCTCATCGCCGGTTGCTCACACCGGCAATAACTCAACCACTTCGAGTAATCTTGTGACAGCTATCAATGCTGGCGGCAGCGGTTACACCGCGTATTTGGTTGGCGCGACGGTGTTCGTAACGGCCCCAACCGTAGGAATAGAATATAACGGTTATCAGCTGACGGTTGAGTTCGGTGGCTCTGCAAGACTAAATATAATGTATCCGGGGTCAATGTCCGGTGGCGAGAATAACGCTGTGACCGACGTTACGGTAGGCGGAGTTTCTATCATCGGCAGTCAGGTAAACTGGAATACGTCACATAATGCAACTGCTGAGGCTATAGCGGAGGCAATTANCAGCAATTCTTCTACGCCAAATTACGAGGCNATATCGGATGGCCCTAAAGTTATAATTATTCGCGAGACGTCAGGAAATTTCCCTNCCGNTGNAATTGTAGTGACTTCGACCGGCGACGTAACAACTGACNTCAGTACTNNCGGCNNTATGTTTGGTGGGCGAAATGATAGTTCTGATATAACAACAACCCCACCAGGGACTTATACGCCTGGACAGTTTGTTCGACCCGTCAAAAGTAAGATGTACGCGCTAAGGGACAGCTTGTTGCATTTTAGCGGCGTCGATCAGCCTACCGAATGGAATGATACCAGCGTAGGCGCTGGATTTATCAATCTGGCAAACAACGCCAAAGGCAGCGAAGATTTAAAGGCGATTGCCAACTATTTCAACAACATCGCGGTGCTGGCCGAGCAATGTGTGCAGATTTGGTTTGTTGATCCAGACGATGATTTAAACCAGCAAATCCAAGTTTTGCAAAACACTGGGACAATAGCTGCGGATAGCGTTGTAGAGTTTGGCGATAACGATGTGTTTTTTTTGGCTCTGTCCGGTATTCGCAGCCTCAGATCGAGGGATTCATCTAATGCGGCGTTTGTTGGAGACATTGGCAACCCGATTGATAGCCTNGTTGCNGCNGACATACGATCCAACCGAGATATAGCAGNGAAAGCTAAAGCTACACTTGAGAAACGCGACGGGCGTTACATGATCGCCATTGGTTCCAGAATTTACGTCTTTTCGTTTTTTCCGCAATCCAAAGTATCNGCGTGGTCGGTCTACGAACCAGGATTTACAGTAGATTTCTGGGCGTATGACGGTGAGCAAACACTGTGCCGCTCTGGTGATAAGTTGTATTCGCTGGGCGGTGTGAATGGCGATACATACGACGACTGCACTGTCACTGTGCAATTACCCTTCTTAGATGCTGGTTCACCCGCTACCGAGAAGGATTTAACCGGTTTGGACATAACTTGTCAAAACGTGTGGGACGTGTCGATAGCTACAGACCCCAGCGACATAACAGTAACGGAAGAAGTCGCCACATTTTCTCAAACGTCCTACGGATTGGGTCGAGCAGCTATGTCTGGATACTCGACGCACGTTGCGCCCAAACTGGTTTGCACGCAAAACGGCGCAGCCAAAATTGGTAATGTTGTCATTCATTATTCGGGAGCAGACGCTGGATGATGTATCTTAGACCAGCCGAGCCAGAAGAAGTGTTTCACGTCGCAAAGCATATGCGAGAGCATGATTATAAAGAAATATCGTGTTTGCGCTGGGCAGAAGGGCGGGACGAGTTAGCCGCTGATTTAAGCGAAATGTATTCCAATTTTCCGAATTGTTATGTGTGCGGCGACGGCGCTGATCGCATTGCCATTATTGTTTATGTGCCTGTGCGCTCTGGCGTGTGGTCTATTGGGATGTTTGCGACTGATAACTTTCAAAAAGTCGGAGGCTATCTGACAAAGAAGATTATTCGTGAGATAATACCAATGTTGATGGATGGCGGCGCACACAGGATCGAGTGCCAATCTATTGAGGGATACGACGCAATTCATAAGTGGCTTGGTACGCTGGGATTGCGAGAGGAAAGCAAGCTGCTTGGCTTTGGCAGGGACGGCGAAGATTTTTGCCAGTTTACGTGGGTCAAGAAGCGGGACGGTGATTTACGGGCTTTGACAGGCCACAGGAACGGAGAGCGATTATGTGCTTAGGCAATGACGGATCAGATCAGGCGGCAGCTGACGCGGCAGAAGCACGGCGTCGAGAGGCGGAAAGGGCTGCTCGTATAAGGGCGGGTGCATCGAACATCAACAACGCATTTGCAAAATACGACGATGGTTTCTTTGATAATCGGCGTCAAAGTTATCTGGATTTTGCCAACCCGCAGCTGGACGATCAGTTCAAGGATGCAACGCGAGAATTGACTTTGGCTCTGGCTCGATCTGGTATTTTAAACAGTTCAGCTAAGTCGCGCAGATTTGGGGATTTGCAAACGAGTTATGACAACCAAAGTCGGGCTGTTTCTGATAAGGCAAATGAGTATGTAAACAACACACGCTCGGCCATTGAGTTGGCAAAGTCGGATTTGCTTAGTCAGAATCAGGCAATGGCTGATCCAGCACTTGCGGCTAATCTGGCGGCTAATCGAGCAACTACCGCCACCGCAATGCCAGCATATAGCCCACTCAATCAGGTGTTTGCGAGTGTCACCGAAGGCATAGCAACACAGGCTGACTTGGAGCGGCGAGGCAAGGCCAGATACCAAATGAGCGATCTGTTTGGGGGCGGTAATTCCAGCAAGGTGGTGGCATAATGTGCAATCCTTTAGCAATAGGCGCGGCATTGATGGCCGCAGGAACGGCGGAGCAAAACCGCAGTTATCGAAAAGCGGCTAGAGCGCGGTCCAGCGCAAAAAACAGTTACTATGAATTAAACGACGCGCTGATGAATGAAGCAGGCACGTCGCAGAAAACTAGCCAAGATACGATGGAAAAACCAGCGTTTGACGAGGGTGTGGCGGAGCAATACCAGAAGCTGCTGGAAGGCTTTACCGGCAATAACAGGTCAGTCCTGCCGACAACATCTTCCGCAGATGGCGTACCGGCTATTGTCCAGAGCGAAAACGAACTGCGAATGGCGCAAGCGGCGGCAACAAAACTCGATCTGGATAAGGGGCTGGCGGACCTCAATTCCGTGTCCAACTACCTGACAACCAAAGTCAATCCGCAGCTGAATAACAGCCGTGCGACCACCGGCATGACAGGCGGCTTTATGAAGGGCAACGCTGGTGTGCTTGGCACTGAGTTGGAAGCGGCAAATGCTCTGGCGAATAACCAATTGGCGCAGCTGATGATCGCTGGCGGTCAAACCGCAATGGGATACGGGCTGATGGCCCCGACTGCACCAGGAAACATTACGGGAGGGGTCGGCGGAATCCCATCGCCAGCACCAAAAATAATATATTAGCAAGTCAGGAAAAGACCAATGGCAGCAGCAAATCCATACCAGCTTGACCCGCTACTGGCGCAGGGATTTAGCAACCTAACTAGGGCGCTGGTAGGCGATCCACAAAGCGACGTTTACGGCGCAAGGGCCGATTTGTTGCGGCAACAGATCGAGCAGAGCAAGGCGTCTGAAAATGCGTCTAACTCGCTGGCGTCGTTACGCGCCGAGCAAAAGCGTTTGGAAGCGCTAAAGACTGCACGGTTTGGCGATCTGCAAACTGTGGCTGGTGAGCCAAATGCCTTACTTGCAAATGCTATGCTAACGACGCTGGGTGAGCAGGGCGCTGAAATGGACGCACTGGGAAATGTTGTAAAGAAGCAGCCCGAAGGCGCACCATTGCAATCTGTGCCATATAAAATTGATCCGACAACAGGCACTGGAACCGATCTAGGCGTCAATAATTTAACGAATGCAATGTTTGGCAATTTAGATTTTACGCCTGCCCAATTTGCAAGCGCACTTACCGAATTAGGCGCAGGCCGACAAAGCAGTTTGGCGAGAGCAATATTGCTTGATCCAGATGCGTCTATTGAAGCTAAGGCTGGCGCTTTTCAATCAATGGGCAAAAGTCCTGGCCAATATTTTGATCCGTCTTTTGCTAATTCGGAACTGGTAGAAACGCTTGCATCTAACGAAAGAACATCAGCGGCTACTGATGCGTCAAAACTTGAAGGTGCAAAATATACTGCGAGGCAAAACCGCGCCGCACAACGCGATGTTGCTGAGGTTAAAGCGCAAACTGTTGTTCTTCAAGACGGTGAAACAGCGTTCGTAAATGGTTCTGTTTCTGCCAGCGCACCGTTTACCTTAGAGGCGGACGAAACTCGTTTTGTGAGGGTTGGTGGTGTAGAAAAACAATACAAAGGCAGTGAAACACCGACTAAGATAGTCGTTGGCGAAGGCCAAACAGGATATATTGTAGGATCAGACGGCAAGGTAATAAAAGAAGTAACCGGTACGTCAAAAGGCGTAATCTTACGCGCTGGCGAAGATGAAGTGGCTACGCTTATTGTTGATGGCGAAGAAGTCGCAAGTATTACTGGACCAAAAAGCGAAATTGGCACATCCAGCAGCGCAATTCAATTAAGCGCATCATCCAGAAGTGCACTTGTGGAAAAAATTAATCAAACGCTGACAGCCAAAGGCTATGGAGCAGATTCTGATACTTTTCCTGACTTAGCGCTACAATACATACATCAAAGAATAATTGCGGAACCAGGTAAGGCATTTCAAAGCCACAAAAACATTGATCGCGCAATAAGAGAAGTAACAAATGCTGTTGGCCCAGCAATTAAAAGGGACAAAAGCCCATTAAAGTCAGGAGGAATGGGTGACGAAGTGGTGTTTAACGACATTATTGTTAATGATGTTAAAAGCATTTTATCAGATCAGGCAAACGTAGCCGACGGCATGGCCTTAACTAATGCCCAAACATTTTTAATAAATGAACTGGGGTATAATCCTAAACAAGCAGCAAACATTATTGAATATGCTCAAGGCAAATCATGAGCAGCGTTCTCGACAGATATTTAGGCGGTAAAGCTGGGCAAGCGGCATACGCCAACAGCGGTAGTGTGCTAGACAAATATCTAGGCGGCAACGCGCGATCAAATCTTTCAACAGCGCCTCAGCTACCTCCTGCTGAGAGTGGTCAGGTTTCGTCCTCCCCGTCGCCTGATCCTGCGCTGTTGGAGCCTGTTGTAACGCCACAAATGACCCCAGGCCAGCCGTTTGACACGATGATGACGGACGAAGAAGCGGCGTTGCTGGGCTCGATGGTTGATAGCGGCGACAGCGCCGAGGACATTGTTCGTACCTTTGTACCTGACACGATTGGCTACACCGAGCAAAATTTGCCAAAAGTTAGAAGTGCGCTCGAAACTGGTGGACCGGCACTGGCAGATCAGCTTGAAGCAGCTGGCGAGCAGGGTTCAGCCGAAGTTGCATCGGAGCCGTTTTTCGACGCCAGTTTGCTAAAGCCAGTTGTGACGCCACAAATGAGCCAAGGCCAACCATTT